AGCTCTATCGTTGTTTGATTGTTTGCGGCTTGGTGCTCGGATTCACCGATTGCGAAAACAGGGCTATAATATAACAACGGAGTCGATACTAACGCGAACCGGTAAACGGGTTGCGGGTTATAGGTTGGAGGGATTATGACATACGAGGATTTTATACAAAGCAAAACACAATTACAAGGTGAGTTTGGGTTTAAACCTGTTTACATGCCTGATTTTTTGTATGCCTTTCAAAAGTCGCTTGTTGAGTGGTCTTGCATGAAAGGCCGGTCTGCTATATTTGCAGATTGCGGACTTGGTAAAACGCCTATGCAATTAGTATGGGCTCAAAACGTAATACAGAAAACAAACAAGCCTGTTTTGATTCTAACTCCGTTGGCGGTGTCGATACAGACGAAACGCGAAGCGGATAAGTTCGGTATTGATTCTCGGCGCGTGGCTGATGGTGTTGTTAATGATTACAAGGGTGTTGTCATAACAAATTATGAGCGATTGCATTATTTTAATCCCGATGATTTCTCCGGTGTCGTTTGTGATGAGTCGAGTATTTTGAAAAACTTCGACGGAGCTACAAAAAAAACTATCACTGATTTTATGCGATTACATAAATATAGGTTGCTTTGCACAGCGACAGCCGCTCCAAATGATTATATTGAGCTTGGCACGTCGAGCGAGGCTATAGGCGACCTTGGCTTTATGGATATGCTTTCGAAGTTTTTCAAACAAGACTCTTCTATAAAGTTTTCTCTCACTGGAAATATTGATAAAGATAACCGGATGTGTGTTGGCGGTTTTGGAAAATATAGGTTTAGGGGTCACGCCGAAAAAGATTTCTGGAGATGGGTGTGTTCTTGGTCTAGGGCTTGCCGCAAACCTTCGGACATTGGTTTTGATGATAACGGGTTCGAACTGCCAAAACTAACAACAATAGAGCATGTAATAAAAGCGGCTAAAGCTCGTGAAGGCTGGCTGTTTGATACTCCAGCGTCAAATCTGCATGAGCAAAGAGAAGAACGCCGCCGGACAATAAAAGAAAGATGCGAAAAAGTAGCCGAGCTTGTTTTAGAAAATAATGATTGCTCTGTTTCGTGGTGTCACCTTAATGATGAAAGCATGTTGTTAAATGAAATGATACCCAAATCAGTAGAAGTTCGCGGAAGCGATGCTAACGACAAAAAAGAATCAATTTTTATTGCTTTTCAAGACGGTCAAATAAAATCATTAATAACTAAGCCTACCATTGCCGGGTTTGGACTAAACTGGCAACATTGTGCCCATGAGACTTTTTTCCCATCGCATAGTTTTGAGCAATGGTATCAAGCGATAAGAAGATGTTGGAGATTTGGACAAAAGAAAAATGTTGTTGTGGATGTTGTTGCATCAGAAGGTGAAATAGGGGTTCTTAATAATATGAACAGAAAGGCAAAAGCAGCAGAAAAAATGTTTAAAAATCTTGTCAGCTTAATGAACAATGAGTTAAAAATAGAAAAACAAAACACATACACAAAGAAAGAAGAGGTTCCGTCATGGCTGTAAAAAATCAGGAAATCAAAAAAGAATATGCTTTGTATAACGGAGACTGTGTAGATGTAATGAAAACACTTCCAGAAAACGTGGTTGACATGAGCGTTTATTCACCACCGTTTTGTGGTTTGTATAATTACAGTAGTCACGAAAAAGATTTGTCAAATTGCAGGTCTTATAATGAATTTTTTGAGCATTATGAATTTGTTGTAAAAGAGATCCACAGGCTTACAAAACCAGGGCGCATTACGGCTGTTCATTGTATGGATGTTCCAAAGCAAGGCGCGAATATAGCAGGATATACGGATTTTCCCGGGGATATAATCAGGTTGCACGAAAAGCTTGGTTTTGAATATTGGTCAAGGCGCGTGATATGGAAAGAGCCTCTACAGGTGCGAAATAGAACCATGGCGAAAGGACTTGCCCATAAACAAATTGTTGATGATTCCACCTTGACAACCGTCGCAGGGGCGGATTATATTTTACAATTCCGTAAGGTAGGTAAAAATGATTGTCCGGTGAAACACGAAACCGGATTGCATTATTACGCTGGCGCAAAAGATATGCCGCAAAGGCTGAAAGGATATAAGGGATACAACGGAAAACAAACGGAAAACATATTTAGCCAATGGATATGGAGACAATACGCAAGCTGTATATGGGATGATATAAGAGTTGATAATGTTATTCCGTATAAGGAAAGCAAAGACCCAGAAGATGAAAGACACGTGCACCCTTTGCAACTTGATGTAATAGACCGTTGTGTAACCCTGTGGAGCAACCCCTCCGAAGTAGTATTGACTCCGTTCATGGGCGTAGGCTCCGAATGTTATGGCGCAGTAATAAACGGACGTAAGGCAATAGGTATAGAACTAAAAAGCTCTTATTATAATCAGGCGGTTAAAAATATGAAAGAGGCTTTAAAAGCAATACCGCAAGACCAAGATTTGTTTGAATCAACGAAAGTGTAAGAAGGGGCAAGCAATGAAAGATAAAAAAATATTGACACATCTTAAATCAGGGCGTAGGATTACACCGTTACAAGCTCTATCGTTGTTTGATTGTTTGCGGCTTGGTGCTCGGATTCACCGATTGCGAAAACAGGGCTATAATATAACAACGGAGTCGATACTAACGCGAACCGGT